CAACCTTTTTTATTAGATGAATTATCAGAACAACAATATCCAGCAATAATAGTTCAAACATCAGAAGAAAATAGAGATGATTCTGAATTAGGAAGTGGTGCTAAAACTAGGCATGGAACTATTGACTTTGTAATACTAGGATTTGTTAAAGGTGCAGAAGTTAATATAGATACTAAAAGAAATGAATTAATTACAGCTATTGAAACTGCAATAGAAACTGATATTACTCGAAATGGTAATGCACTTGATTCTGAAGTTATCCAAGTAGAAACTGACGAGGGTTCTTTGTTTCCTGTTGGTGGAATAAGAATGACAATCAGGTGTATGTACGAATATCAAGCTGGAACACCATAGGATAAATTATGAAAAACGAAAAACTATTAGATAAAATATCTAAGAAAATAGATCAGATAGAAAAGATGCACGATAAAGAGTCTATGCTATGCGAAGAAGTAAAAGACTTAGTAGAAGAAATTAGAGAAAACTCTTTAGAAGATGAAGATGGTACTTGGGAAGAAGAAGATGTATCAGATGAGTTTGAAGAAGATTTTGAGGAAGATGAAGAAGATATTGACGAGGAAGACGATAAATTGTAAAAGGACTTATGGCTAAGGATATTAAATTATATAAAGGTAATTCAGAGATAGTTATAAATGAATCTAACCTTGAACATTATTTAAGACTAGGCTATAAGCAAGAAAAAGAAACTAAACAAACTAAATCTAACAAGGATAAAAAATGGCAACACATCACGGAAAAGAAGGCGTAGTTACTGCTGGTGGAACTGCTGTTGGGGAACTAACATCATTCACACTTGAAACTACAGGAGATGTTGTAGAAGATACAGCTTTAACAGATGCTACTAAATCATTTGTTGCTGGTCGAACTTCATTCTCTGGAACATTAGAAATGCACTTTGACGAAACAGATGCTCAGCAAGAAACTTTAACTGCTGGTTCTTCTATCTCATTTGTTTTATTACCAGAGGGTAATGATTCAGGAGATGCAAGTTACACAGGAACAGGAATTGTTACAGGTATGAGTATTAATAACTCAATGGACGCAATCGTTTCAAGAACTGTTACTTTTCAAGGAACTGGTGCATTAACTGTAGGTACTGTATAATCCTAATTTATGTCAGTATTAGATCATGCTCGTTCTCACTTTGAGAATATTGGTGTTCAATCTATAGAAGTTCCTGAATGGAAAGATGAACATGGGAAACCAAGTATTATTTATTGGAATCCTATAAATCTTTACGAAAAAAATATTCTTTTTAAAAAGTCAGGGACTATGTCAGATGTAAGTATTCTTGCAGATATTCTTGTAATGAAAGCCTTAGACAAAGATGGTAATAAAATATTTAAGCCAGAAGATAAATTGGCTTTAATGTATAAAGTTGATTCTGATGTTGTTGCAAAAGTTGCTAATGCAATGGTTCAAACTTTAACTCCTGAAGAAGTAAAAAAAAACTAAACTCTACACCTGATTTAAAGAATTTACTTATTGTAGCTGATAGGTTAAAAATAACTCTATCTGAACTTTTAAAAATGGAAGTTTGGGAGTATAATCATTGGATTGGTTATATGATGATAGAACAAGAAGAACAAGAATCAGCTATGAGGAAAGCAAAACATAAATAATGGCACAAAATCTTAAAATAAATATACTTGCACAAGATAAAACTAAACAAGCCTTTAATGGTATTAGAGGTAGATTAGATAAATTAAAAAGTGCAGTATTTTCAGTTAAAGGTGCATTAGTTGGTGTTGGTTCTGGTTTAGTTATAAAATCTTTTGTAAATACTGGAAGAAGTATTGAAGATTTAAATGTAAGATTAAAACAATTATTTGGTAGTACACAAGAGGGTGCTAAAGCATTTGATGTAATGGCAGACTTTGCATCTAAAGTACCTTTTTCTTTAGAGCAAATACAACAAGCATCAGGAAATCTTGCAGTAGTAGCTGGAGATGCAAATAGACTTTCACAAATATTAGAAATAACAGGTAATGTAGCATCTGTAACAGGATTAGATTTTGCTACAACTGCCGAACAAATACAAAGATCATTTTCTGCTGGTATTGCTTCTGCTGACATCTTTAGAGAAAGAGGTGTTAGAGATATGCTTGGTTTCTCTGCTGGTGCAACTGTATCTGCTGAAGATACAATCAAAGCATTTGAAAAAGTATTTGGTTCTGGTGGAAGATTTGGCAAAGCGACAGATGAATTAGCAAATACATTTACTGGAACATTATCCATGCTTGGAGATAGTTTCTTTAATTTTAAAAAGAATGTAGCTGATGCAGAATTTTTTAATACTCTTAAAAAAGAGTTTAGCGATTTAGATAAATTTATTAAAGAAAATCAAGCAACATTTGATGATATTGCAGATGCAATAGGTTTTACACTTTCAGGTGCAGTAAAACTTTTATCAGGTTCAATCAAAGCAATAGCAACTTCAGTTGATTTTGTAACTACTGCTTATGAAAATTTAATTAAAACTGTAAATAAATTACCATTTGTAGATATAAAAATTAAAACTAAAGAACAACGAGATGTTGAAAGACAAATAGGAGAAATTGAAAAAGAGAGATTTAATAGAATGAAAGATATTCTAAAAGCACAAGAGCAAATAAACTTACAAGCAAAAATTGAAGCAAATATAAAAGAAAAAGCAATTAAATTTACAAGTATTTCAAATAGAGAAAACTTTGAGATTGCTAATTCAATGAAAAAACAAAAATCTTTATCTGGAGAAGTATTAGATAAGATTAAAAATCAAAATAAAGAATTTAGTTTATCAAATGAAATATTTGATGGAATAAAATCTGCAACCAGTTCATTTTCAAGATCATTAGCAGAAGCATTAGTATTAGGTAAAAGTTTAAATGTTTCTATGAGAGAATTAGCACAATCTTTATTAGTAGAAATTATTGCTAAAACTATTGAAAGAATTGCACTTAAAGGAATAGAAAAAATATTAGATGAAACTTTATTTAAAAAAGAACAAGATAAATTAAATACAATGAAAGCACAAGAATCATCTCTAAAAAGACAAATTGCATTACAAGCAGTTCTTTCTGCATTAGGTGGTGGATTTGGTGGTTTCTTTGGTGGACTATTAGGTTTTGCTAAAGGTGGTGCTGTATCAAAAGGAAAACCAATTATGGTTGGAGAAAATGGGCCAGAAATGTTTATACCAAATCAAACAGGCCAAATAACACAATCTGCTAGAGGTACAGGAAATGGTGGTGCAGTAAATGTTAATTTTAATATAACAACAGTAGATGCAAAAGGCTTTGATGAATTATTAGTTGCAAGACGAGGAACTATATCAAGAATAATTAATGAGTCTGTAAATGAACGTGGTAGAGAGGCACTTATATAATGGCTGGTGTATTTCCAATAGCAAATTCAAAATTTCAAACTTTAGGAATAAAATCTATTCAAAAAACTTTATTATCTAAATCTGCAAGTGGTAAAAGATTTGCAAGACAAATAGATGGACAAAGATTTTTATTTACTGCAAATATTATAACTTCAAAACGATCTGATGTTTATGGAGAATTAATGGCATTTATTATGAAACAAAGATCATCAAAAGAAACATTTACAATAGTTCCACCAGAAATTTCTAATGCTAGAGGTACAGCAAGTGGAACACCTAATGGTACTGCATCTGCTGGTGCTACTTCTATTACTTTAGGTGGTTCAGGAACAGGAACTTTAAAAGCTGGAGATTATATAAAATTTGCTAATCACGATAAAGTATATATGATCGTTGAAGATCAATCAGATATTTCAACAGGTACAATTACTATTGAACCACCATTAAGAGAAGCTGTATCAAGTTCTGATATAACTTATGATAGTGTTCCATTTACAGTTTATTTAGTAAATGAAATGCAAGAATTTGGTGGCATAGGTGCAGACAAAGATGGAAATGTATTATACAAATTCGAATTAGATGTTGAAGAATCATTGTAGATGAAAAAATACAAAATTACTCACAAAATAACTGCTGATTTTATTGCTGAAGTTATTGTTAATGAAGATGAAATAGATGCTTCAATTAATGATCTTAAAGAATACAAGAAACCCAATAGCAAATTTGAATATACTATGTTAAAAGGTACAGAAAGTGTAACCCAAACAAATTACGAATTATATGACGAGAAACTTAACGACAGCATTAAAAAATGAACTTGCTAACTATGTATTACGACCTGTTCATTTAATTACTTTTAATTTCACTACTCCTGTTAATTTTACTGATTGTTCATTCTCTTTAACAAGTGCTGTATCTGGTTCATCAGTTACATATAATCCTCAAGGTTTTGTAAAAGGATTATCTCAATTTTCAGAAGAAGTAGATATAACTAAATCATCTTTAAGAATAGGTTTATCTGGTGTAGATCAAACATATATCTCTATTGTTCTTAATGAAAATATAGTCAATGATGCAGTTCAAATATTTAGAGGTTTTTTAGATTCTAATAATTCACTAATAGCTGACCCTTTTCTTTTATATGATGGTCAAATAGATAAATTTGAAATTAACGAGGGAGAAGATTCATCAGAAATAATATTTACTATTGTTTCACATTGGGCTGACTTTGAAAAAATATCAGGAAGAAAAACAAATCCTACATCACAGAAAAGATTTTTTAATACAGATGATGGAATGGAATTTAGTTCACAAACAGTACAAGATATAAAATGGGGTAGAGAATAATGGAATTTAGAAAATGGCAAAGAAAAGATTTTGAAAAGATGATTAAATTAGGCGAGAAAATGTGGAAAGAGGGTGCTTATAAAAATTTAACATTTAGTGCAGAAAAATTAAGAAAGTTAGGAGATAGTTTAATTGATAAACCAGATAAAGGTATGGGATTTGTAGCTATTGATAATGATGAAGTAATTGGAATGATGATTGTTTATCTTAGAAATTATTTTTTTAGTGATGATGTATTTTGCCATGATCTTATGTTATTTGTTGATCCTTATAAAAGAAAAAGCATTAAAGTACCTGTAAGATTAATTAACATGGCTACAGATTGGGCTAAAGAAAAAGGTGCTAAAGAATTTAGACCAGCTTCAAGTGTTGGTATAGAAAAAGAGAAAGTTGCAAAACTTTATAAATTTATGAAATTTGAAAACGTAGGATATGTATTTAGAAAAGAGTTATAATTATGTGTAGTGTACCTGATATAATAGATGATATAGTAGATACAGTAACAGATGTAGTTGATTCTGTTATAGGTTGGATAAAACCAGATGTAGAAATACCTGATTTTGGACAAGGAGATTTTGATAATTTTGAAAAAGGTATTTTATTAAATAAACAATCTAATGATGCATCTATTCCTGTTATTTATGGAGAACGATTAGTTGGTGGAACTAGAGTATTTGTAGAAACATCAGGAACAGATAATACTTATTTGTATGTTGCTTTAGTATTAGCAGAGGGAGAAATTAATTCTATAGAAGAAATAAGAGTTGATGATAAAGTAGTTACATTTGCAAGTCCAAATCCAGCC